GCAAGCAATATATCCAGCGGCACATTAGCAGAATCACGATTGCCGAGTATTGATGCAGATAATACAACAATAAGTAATTTAACAGTAACAAATCTAAAAGCTGGTGTGCTAGACACAGACCTGAACAGTGTTAGTGCAAGCCATGATACACTTGCCAGTGCTAAAGCAATCAAGGATTATATAGATGCAAGGGTGCAGTATGCATTGGATAATGCAACGCAGTATTTTGGATAGGAGGTAATATTATGTTAGTTAGTGACGTTATAGATAGAATCAATACAGCAATATCTGACCAAGACAGCACAAAAGCTAGTAACACACTTTTTACTAATAAGCGTAAAGTCAACCAACTTAAAAATGCATTAGATCAGTATGCAAGCAACGTTAAAGGTATTGAAGATATTTTTAGTACGCCCGTAAATACGTCGAATCGAGTTGTTACAGGCCCTACTGATGCGATTAGGTCACAGGCATATAGACTAGCCTATATATGGCGTGATGGGCGTAAAAACCCATTAAATATAAAAAACTTAAATTATGTAACTACAGAGTTCCCTTATAATACCTATGCAGGGATTCCCCGTTTCATAAATGTTTGGAATAACGAAATTACCATTTATCCTGATAGTAGCAGTTCAGCACAGACGACGACTCTTAACGGGGCTATTAGTGATAGTGCTACTACAATTACTGTAGCGTCAACTAATAGCTTTCCAGAGCTAGATGGTCGTATAACAATTAACAACGAAAAGATACGATACACCGCTAAAACCGCAACAACGTTTACCGGATGCACGCGAGGTGTTGAAGGAACAACAGCAGCAGGGCACAGCGACACTGATTCAGTAACGCATAACAATTTTGAGTTGTTTTACCGGCGAAAGCACTTCGAAATAAGCGTTGACGCTAACGACACAATTAGTCTTACAGACCTAGCCAAAGAGATGGAAATACCAGACGAGCATGTTGAGCCAATTGTAGATTTAGTTGCGAATAAATTGTTAATACTTATTGGCGATTTCAATTTAGCTGACAGGTACAAAATAGATGCAGCAGCCTTTTTCAGACAAGCAAAAAATGATGTTGAGGCAGGCTATGGCGATGTGGTACAAGGTGGCATGATTGGGAGCGCCTACGATTGGGAAGTGAATAATATAGGAGCAACAATTTGAGCTTTGTTGTAGAATCTTACGAATCTAAGGGGTTGCGAGACGACAAAGGGCGTAAGTTTGTTTCGCCTGAGTATTTCTACAACATAGAAAACATGAACTACGATGGCATTATCGGGTGTCAGAAAATAAAAGCCCCAAGCGTTGAATACAACGTGGGAAGCAACCAAATTGATGGTGGGGTAGACTTTAGATACATTGATTCAGTTGGTCAGTTTCAAAGTGAAAAGATAATTGTCCAAGGCGGATCAATAATCAAAGACTTTCTAACTAGCCCGAGCACAGTGTATACAGGTTTAACAGCCGGCAAGAAATGCACGTTTGGGATACTCAACGATAAACTATTTATCTCGAATGGCTTTGATTATCCGTTGGTATATGATGGTACATACGTCAAACAAATGGGTGCACCTACAGCTAAGGACTTGCTTGTAGCTGGAAGCTTAACAGGCGCTTATTACTACGCCATGACGTATGTTATTGATGGGGTGGAGATTATACTAGGAACTGTTAGCAACACCATAACCGTATCAAGCAAAAGTATTGATCTTGATTTACCGGTTGGTATTGCTACATGCACAGCACGAAAGATATACCGTACAGAGGCAGGGGGTAGTACACTTAAGCTGTTAACAACAATCAACGATAACACCACCACAACGTATCAAGACAATACGGCTGACGGCTCACTAGGTGCAAATATTCCTAGCACTAATAGTTCATGCCCAACCCCGCAGTTCATAACCGTCAAAGACGAAAAAATCATTGGCGCAGTGAATGCAAATAGACCTAACTATTTATATGTAACAGAGTTTGAAGTTGAAGTGTTTTTTAACACGTCAGGCGTTTATGATGTGTCGGGCGTAGGTAACGACAATTCGCCGCTAACAGGCCTTATTGAGGACTATAACCAAATAGTGGTGTTTTCTGAAAAGCATATTTATTTGGCCGATACGTCAGGGCTTACAGCCAGCGTAAAACAAACTACGTCAAACGTAGGATGCATTGATGGATTTAGCATAGCCAGAATACCCGAGAATGATATCTTGCAAGGTGGGATTATGTTTGTCTCTAACTTGTATGACGTTCGTATTTTCAGCGGTAACATTGCCACAAACTTAGCGACAAGTTTTGATAACTTAACAACTAATAATTTTTCTAGTGCGTTAAATAAAGATAGTTTAAAAAATCAATTAAAAGATAATGCATTGGAAGCAGTTTTTTATGATTATAAGTACCATTTAATCGCTGAAACGTTTATGTATGTTTACGATATACGGATTAGCGGATGGACCAAGTACTTCATTAAAACAACGAGTTACACACCAGTCTATTGGCGATTTTTTTTAATAGGGCAGACTCTATACGTAACCCAAAAAAATACAGGGATTGTTGAACAGATGTACAACGCTATTACTTATCGGGGGGAAGAGATTACAGCCTTTTTTGAAACGCCAGAAATAGCTGTCGGCACAGAGCGTAAGTTCTTTAAAAATTTATATATCTATTATGATAAATCTGGGAGCAACACGCTAACCGCACTCGCTACAATAGACAGCACTAAAACTGTAACAGCAACCATTACATACGATGGGGCGTACTATGACTTTGATTATTACGACGAAGATTATTTTGAAACCACAGAGGACGAGGAAGACTACAAAGTTGTATACATTAACAAATACGCCAACTGGATGCGGTTCAAGATAAGCACACAAACACAAGCAATTATTAAAGGTTGGAAGTTAGAGGGGCGAGTTATTCAATGAACATTGAGTATGTAACATATGATGATATTGATGAAATTGTGTCATTTGGTGAACAATGTTTTAAAAATATGAAGCTCGATACATTAGGATTAAAATATTGTAAAAAAAGTCATACTCAAAACATGAAAAGGTATATTAATACAGATACCTATGTCACTATTAAGTGCATGAAAGATCAGTCTATTATTGGTTTTTTATGCGCTTATGCGTCACCACAGATATTCAATAACAATTGTGGGATCATGAATGTTTTTACAATACAGGCCAAACCCGGACTGCCAAGCATAACCAAAGGACGTGTTATAAATGCATTTAGGGTGTTTATTGAAGATATATGTAAAAAAGTAGGAATACAATTAATCAATTTTCAGGCAATGATTAGTAATGATTTATCAAAATATTTAGAAAAACATAACTATAAAAAAGGCGATATTTTATTATACAAGGAGGTAATTTAATATGGGAGCATTAGCACCAATAGGTATGGAGATAGGCAAACAGGCAGCGATAGGGGTGGGGTCTTCAATGTTAGCCAGTGAAGCAAACAAGGCACTTGGACAAACTCAAAAATCAGGTATACAAGCCAGTCAGCTATCACCAGCTATGGGTAACTATCTTGAAAAGTCTTTAGCTCAACTTGAAGAAGAAAAAAGACGCAAACAAATGTTAGATAGCAGAAGTTTAAATTATAATCCCAATAAATTCGGAGGGTATGCATAATGAGTGGATCAAGCGAAGAAAGAAAAATAAGTGATGCTCAAATTGCAGAACAAAGAAGACAGTTTGATTTAAATTTACAACAACAATTAGCACAGCTTAGAGGTCAACAGCTAGGCCAAGAAGAAGCACTTGGAAGAGCGCAAGATATTTATGGTCAAGCCAGTGGCCGTTTTGGAACATTACAACAGGCAGATATACCAGAGCTTACAGGAACGCCAGAAGCCATTACCCGATTACAAGGATTAATACGAGAAAGAGCTTTACCAGAGCAACAACAAGCATTAAGCAGAACTAAACTAGCACAACAACAGGCAGGAGTTAGAGGCCCAGAAGCTGCATTAATGGCGCAACAACAAGCCACCAAAATGGGAACTGATTTAGCAAGGGCAGCGGAAGAAGTAGCACTTAAACAAGCATTGTCTGATCGTGGATTAAGGCAACAAGAAGCATTAAGACGACAACAGTCAGCAGAAGAATTCCAAAAACAACAAGCATTAGCTGGATTAGGTCAGGCACTAACGCCAGTTCAAAAATTTGCAGAGAAAAAACCAGATTTATTAAAAATAAATAAAAAAGCCCCTGGGTTTGTTCAAGCAGTAGTTGCAGGTGAAAACAAAAGAAGATTAAAAAATAGTTTAAGTAATTATTAAGGGATTTAACATGAATCAAGGAAATGTAAGAAATAAAGTTAATTTTTCAAAAGTAGAGCCTAGACCAAGTAATGACAATATCCTTTCACAGTTTTTAGGAAGTATCGGTAGCATTGGACAAGGGGTTGGCGAAGCAGTGGGGCAAGTTGGAACTGGAATTGCTGGGGGGATCGGCCAAGGCGTAAATCTTATCGGGCAAGGCATTGGTGAAATGAATAAAACGCCAGAGGGGAGACTTGCATTGCGTGAATTGGTGGGGGCAGCACTAAGAGGCGTAGGGCAAGAAGATTTAGGTACGGGAATACAACAATACGCACAGCGTGTTTATCAACCAGAAGCACAACGGGCATTGTATGAGACACAACAAAAGGCAGAAGCAGAAAAAGCAGAAAGAGATCGAGATCAAAAATTAATAGATGAACAACGCAAAAGACAACAGAAAATAGAAGATGCATTGTTTCTAGATTTAAAGAAAAAAGAGCAAGATCCCAAAGAGGCTAGATTTAAAGCTCGAAAGCAAGCATCACATGAAGTATTAACTAAGTTTGAAAATAAAGAAAACCCATACTATGAAAATACTAAAAAGTTTTTAAAGGACCAAAAGGTTCCTTATTT